TCTAATTTCTCAATTAAGAATGTCCCATTTGTTATAACACAAGTTTCCAGTTTGTAAACATCATTTGGTAGTTTTATGTACAAATCAAAAGTATTTAATGTATTTGTACCCGACTTATAATCTACTAAAAGATTAAAAACTACATCTAAGTCACTTTCTGTAAGAGCTGGTACTGTAAACTCAAAATTAGCAGCATTAGCTTTTGTTATGCTAGAAGCATCGTGCATTTTGCTTTGATCATGCAACGTCTTTTGAGGATACGTCTTATCCGTAAAAGTTTGGCTAAAACTTAGGTCTGAGGTAACGTCTAGTCTATACCTTGAACTATTGAAGACAAGGTAGACCTCCGCCTGTTTTAGTATATTATAAGTAGCCATTTTTCTCCGGATAATAAAAGGGGCTCGAAAAAGAGCCCCTTCTAACTTTTTCTATTTCATAGTATAGTCGAAATGACCTCCTATGTCAAGAACTTTTTTTACGCACCTACATACTTGATTGCAAGTTCATCAGTAGAACTGATATCCGTGCCTAGAGCATGGAAATTCACTTCTAAAGAGATTACATCATCGATTGAGTGTGTTGGTACTTCTAAGTGACAAGCTGCCATATCGAATTCAATACGAGGAGTAGAGGTAGAACCTCCGACCTTAAAGCTTAAGTCAAACTTATTTGTAATAGTATCGCTATCTTCAATGATACGCTCAAACAGATCCATGCTAGAATCAGTAGCTGAGTTTAAGTAGCAAGTAAAGCTTCCGCCAACAGTACGAGTTCCAGTTACATGGCCCAAAGGCTGATTAACTACACCGAGAGTCTCGGGAGTTAAGAACGTCATGTTGTTAGAAATAGTAATACTACCACCGGTCAGAGTTAGATTATAAGTTTCTGCATCTGAATCGCCATCAGCACTGTCGCCACTTGCTAACAAGTGATCGTCAGCAGTAGTCATAACAAGTTGAGTAAGACGATTACGAATAAAGTTAGTAGTAGAACCAATAGCTTCATAACGGGTTGCAGTCGGAGCAGATGCTTCAGTAATAATAGTGCCCATTCCAGACCATGCAATAGTAGCGATGCCGTCAATATCAAAGTCCATAGACGCTTCGTTCATGCAGCAATTTGCAATCTTGTAGGTAGTTGCAGTTTCACCTGTTTTACCCAGTACAAAGTAAATGTTTGCAGTACCTAAAGTAGAAGTGTTAGAGTCATTAAAATCAATAGCTAAATGCTTTGGAACGCCACCTGATTCAGCAGTCTGAGTCAGACCTTGAGCCCAAGCAGATACTTGACTAGCACTAGGTACGGTATATCCGGCACCTGCGTTACCAACCATCATAGCCCAGAGGCATTCTTCTACTGCGTGATCGTTGCCTGTTAAGTTGTCTGCTCCACCGGCAGCGTAGCTTCCTGCTGTTTTGAAAGGTCGTGCATAAGTAGAAAAACTCCACTCTGCAGGAGCATAAGAGTCGTTAAACATCTTGCGACCACGACGGCTTCCGCCACCTGATGCTTCCATTTCGTTCAAAGTAATCTCTGAACTGTTTGTTGCTTGTGAAAAAGAGAAACCATCCAAAACTGGAATCTCCCAAATTGCACCGGCTACTTCTGCACCTGAGGCATTCAAGGGTGCAACGTAGACTTTGGTGTCTCTGCTAAAAAATAATGTATCAGCCATAGTTAATCTCCTATGTTATCTTGAAAAGGCTAGGACGTGAACGTTTGCTCGTGCCTGCATTTTCTAGTATCGAACCTCTATCAGCATTTCACCAACGCCTAAGGGTTCAAGTACACCTTCATCAGTATCAATACTAACGATTGTGATTTGTTGTGTGTATTGAGTCGTGTGGGTACGATCCAAGTACGCTAATCGAGAGTTATCTTCCAATACAGTTTCTACGTCTTCCATCAGCTCATCTAATGCTTCTACTGCGTCTTCGGACTGAACGTAGCATCTTAATGTAATAGAAAGAAATCTGTCTTTATATCCAGCACTCTGATACTCTCGTGTCTCAGAACCGGCATTCAGGTGAACTGCAGGAAACTCCTCCACCTCATCCCAAAATTTTAATCGAGGAGAGACATTTTCATTTAAATCACTTAAAAATGTGCCTGCCCCGTTTATATCCTTGAGCTTTTCAACAATAGCATTTACAATGCCTAAACGTCGTGTTGTATATGCTCTGCTCATTATACTCTCCTGGTATAGAATCTTCCGATTGCAAACTGTGCTGCGATTTCTCGAATAGATTTGTCAATTAGATCTCGTGGATCTCTATTTCCATTTGCCCAGTTTCCTGAGCTACCTTCTTCAAATACTTGATAAGGGTTTCTTTGATAAGTATAACCTATACTAGGAAAGCCTTTTGGTGTTTTTACAATATCAGTAACTTGTACGCTTTCTGCAAATCGTCCTGTTCTGTTTACAAGTGCAGGTTCTCTCATATTCTTTCTTACAGTATCCGGTAGTGCTTTGTTAATAAGTCCTATCATTTGTAAGGGTTGAGAAGCTGCTCCTGCTTTTTTAGCTTTAGAAGCTCTTACTGTTCTCTTTTTTGAAGCATTCTTGCCTATAAGGGTTTTCTGTACAATACTTTTTGATACCTTTGTTTTGCTATTGTTTGCTTTGGTATCTTTAGAAGTTACTGTTGCATTTTTTACTTTCTTAAAAGGTTCTAATACTTCTCTTCTTGCTTTTTTAGTTTTTGCCGCTTTGAAAGAGTCAGAGCCTTCTAAATTACTAAGTATCCCACCATTCTCTAAAGTTCTTAGAGCGTTTAACAGAGCCTTTTTTAACTTAGCTGTTTTTGCACCCGCAATACCGCCTTCTTTTGCATTAGCTCTCTGAGATCCGAGAAACACTTCCATGACTCCAGTATCTCCGTTTCGTATTACATCTAACTCTATGCCCATCCCTTTAAAAAAGTTATGAACAGAAGCTCTAGAAATCGCCTCTTCTTCTAGTAAAGCATTATCTATAGCATCTTTTACTTGGGTCTCAATAATACCTTTTAAGTAGTTATGCTCTAAGTTCCACAAAGATTTTGCTTCTAAGTTTGCATCTGATACTTCTAAGACTTTTTTAACTACTCCGCTGATTCCTTTTGCGGCAGTGCCCCAGTTTTTATCATAACTTCTTTTAATCTGATTAAATCTATCTTTGCCACTAGCTTCAAAAGCTGCTTCTATTTTAGAAGGAGTAAACTTAGTAATTGTAATACCATCATCTCTTTTGCTCATTCCTACAACGTTTCTTCCTGTTTCTCTAATTAAAGCCCTAACGTATACATCGGACTGTTTTAGGATTTTCATTATAGTTGCTTTTGAAATATCAGGGTAATTTTTTTCTAACCTATCCTTAATACCTCTACGAATGGCTCTTCTTGTAACTACGAAGGTATGCATTCTTTTGTTTGCAGTCCTTCTTCTATAATCGTCGCTCTCTACAGATAATTCTTTATGCAATTTTGTTAAGAACTTTGTCTGTTGTGCTATACTCATTAAAAGTTCTTATACAGATCCAGAACACGCTTAATATGATCAGGAAACGCTACATTGTTTCTCTGACTTGAAGAAGCATTATTTTGGATACTTGCACCTGCTATGGTTTGACGAGCTTTATGCTCGTCTTTCACATAGTAGGTAATCAAATCAATAACTGCTAACTGTAAATCTGCAGGGCATTCTGCGTATCCTGCTTTGTAAGTAATCTTTACAGCACCTGGACCTGTAGGCCAGTTCTTTCTAGTACCATCTGTAGTAACTCGATAAATACTGTCTGTAGAACCGTCTACATAATATTCTGTGGAGGCAACAGTAGTATATGCTTTACTGAAGTCTTCTCGTTCTTGTACGGAAGTAATACTTACAAACGGACTCTCTGTAAGTTGAACCAAGTTTGTAGACCAGTTTATACTAAACTCCTCTGCTTTGTCGCTAGAGTAGTGATCTATAATGGTTGTTCCGCAGTAAGTTTTCACTAATTGACTTACGGCAGTAATTAAAGAATTGATGCGAGCATCTTCCTTTGTGCTCTGAATGTTTTCAGAGACTTTATATTCATCTAATGTGATTAAATTTGCCATAAGTCCATTACTAAAAACTTAAGGGGAGCAAGCTCCCCTCTCGTTTTGCTTTTAAATTAAGCGATTAGGTCGATCTTAACTGCAGATCGGTTACCAGCTGAGTCTGCAACCAACTCTTCGAAGCCAAGGGCTTGTGAAGCGACGATTACGTTACGCTGATTACCAACTTCGTAGTCAGTCTCAACAGTTACGCCACGTAGACGTGGGATAACATAGTTGCGAGTGTTAACTGCGAATGCTACTGGAACACCTGCTCCTTCAGCTGGGAAGCTGTCAGATACGATTACTGGAGTACCGAATACAGATCCGATTTGACCAGTGATCTTAGTAGCTAGATCAGAACCAACGTCAGTTACGTCCTGGAAGCCTGCATCTTCGATAAGCTCAAAGTAACGAGCCTGAGACACAACATAAGCGAGGTCACTAGGATTAATACCATACTTACCCATGTCCTTACGAGCTGCTAACAACAGAGCTGCGGTCAACTTAGTGCCATCAGAGATGTCAAGAGTAGTACCGTGAGCAGTTGCGAAACCGTCAAGACCAGTGATAGAACCAGAACCATTGATGATAGCGTTATCAACAGCGCGAGCGTGAGCACGTGCTACTGAGTCAACAAGCATAGGCATTAGGTTGATAAGAACTTGCTCATCTACGTTGTTGTCCATGAAAGTTTGGCTGATCAAACGGTAAGCATTCAAGATTACCTGTGAAGGCTTGTAAGTGCTGTCAGTAGCACCACGGTTTTCCAAGTTACCTGCTGCAGCTGCACCAGTTTGGAAAGTAGCGGCCTCTACGTCAGGCTGGATTGGCATTACAGTAGCAGCACCATTCACCTGAATCTCACGGAACAGACCAGCTGTACGCAAGTTTAGAGTAACTTCTTTTTCGATTTGACGAGCAACTTCTTGATCGATGTCGCCAGCGTTAGTTGCATAGTCAATACCAGCTTTTTCCATGATACCCTGAGCAAAGTCAGTGTTCATGCCTTTGCCAGTGATAGTACCAAGCAGGCTAGCTTGCATAAACTCGTTGCCCCACTTAGAGATGTCGCCTTTTTCAGAACGGTCACCGAAAGTGCGCTTGCTGTTACGCATAGCTTCGATCTCAGAAGACTTCTCTTCTAGTTCGGTTTTAAATGAAGCGAGTACTTCGTCCATCTTAGCGTCTTTTTCAGACAGCTTAGCTTCGAAGTCGCCCATAAGTTTCTCAACGCCAGACTCAATACCAGTCTTAACTTTGATTTCTTGTGCTTCAATAAATGAAGCCTGTTCAGCTGCTTTTTCTACTTCTGCTTGCTCAGCTGCTTTTTGCTCGGCTTGCTTCATAGCAATCTTAGCAGCTGTGTCTTCAGCTACCTTCTTTGCAAAAGCTTCCAAGTCGATGTTTTGATTATCCATCTTGATCTCCTGATCTACGGATTTCTCCGCGCTTTGAGGTGTGTCACTAGCTATTCCCGAAGTAATAACTTCATCCTTAGCCAGAGACTGACCTGCTAGATCTACACGATTTGTGAAAGTTTTTTTGAATTCTTCGTACTCAGCATCTGAGTCGAAAGACTTCGCGAGCGAAAAAGTAGCTGACTGATTGCAGGGTACAGATACAACTGATACCTCGAATAATTCAGCGTCCTTAATATAATCAGCATCCTTGACTCGGAAACCTACGGAAAAGGCCCCAAGAACACCGTCTTTAACTAGTTGAGCAACATTAGCAGGCGCGGCCTTACTAATCTTACATTCCAGCTCCAAGCCATTTGGTCCGGACTTCAGACCTGTAGCTCGACCAATTGGTTTATCATAGTCATGATTAAACAAGATAATTGGATTCTTTTCAAAGTTCTTCAGTCCACCCTTCTGCCACGCTTCTGCTGAAATAGAGTCACCCGCGCGATCAAAGTCAGCCGTGCTTGCCATTCCACGAATCATTACAGAGCCGTCATCTTCTGCATGAGTCTTGAAAGTAGACGTAAGATTAAAGATTTTATTCATATCTTAATCCTTTTTTACTGCCGGTTTAGGGGCAGGCTTGACCGCGGCCTTAGGTACTGGCTTTGGTGCTGGAGCAGGAACAGGTTTAGCTGCTTCTACTTTTTTCTTCTCGATCAGTTCCATGAGTTCAGGGTGTGCCTGTTTCATCATATCAATTGCTCGTGAATAACTTCTACCTACGTTGCGAACTCCAGAGTAAGATACAGGTCTATCTGTTGCTGCTATGTACTCAGCTTGAGTCATAATCTTACCCTTCTCTGCAAAATACATTGCTAGGTCACGACATAGTTTAATTCTTTGTGGTCTATTCGCCATCTTCGTTTGTTTCCTCTGGTCTTCCGCCCTCATCGGGATTGGTTGCAGAACCTGCGATATTTGCAGGAACCCTTATATCTTCAGTGCCGTCTACAAAATCGAAACCAAGTCTCTCGCGAGCTTCTGCTGGAGTAATAATACCACCGTTTACTAGTGATGTGTAGTAAGCGGAGGCATCTCTCAGCTCAGGCTGTAGAGCGGGTATTTCACTGATGTCTTCTTTTAACTCGAAACCGAAATATCTTTCCATTGCAAAATTAATTTTTCGAACTATAGGAAGTATAGTCTCAAGATAATACATACGCATATTTGGGCGAATGTTGGCGTTGTTGCCAGAGTCCATCATAATTGGAGGTACTCCGAGCGCCTTCAAAATTATCTTTTCATTGTCTGCGATACTATTTTGAAAATCAAGATCTCTAAAATTTACATTTGAGATCGAATCTACTTCAATTCCACCGTCCAAAATGAGGGGTCGACGACCGCCTGCTTCTGGTTGATATCGTGACTGCCACGACACCATCATACGTTCTTTAATCTTTTCAGAGAGTGTGTTTGGTGACTTGAGTACCAAGCCAGGAACTGCACCATTCTTAAAGAAGTTATCTTGAAACTTACGCATTTTCATCATAAGTTGCATAGTGCGTAGAGCAGGACTCAAACGCGGAACACCTCTATAAATTGAGTAAAAGGAGTTCTCTTTAATATGTATAATCTCACTAGGCTTATAGTTTACTTTTTCATTGTAAGTGAACTTTTCAATGTAAGTGTCTGCACTAGCGTGAATAACCATTTTGTCTGCTGGTAAGTGATAGAGATGAGCTCCATCATAGTAGATAAATATGTTACCATCAAGTATAAAATCAATAACTAAGTTACGCTTGAAAGTGTTAATATCTTGGAAAGGGTTAGGCTCTTGATTTAAAAGTAAGTCTACTTTAGAGCGCTTAATACCCTTAATAATGCTATTGCCTTTATGCTGTCCGCCTACTTGAGTAGGAATCTCGGCTGCATCGTCTACAATAATATTTACTGCACGATTTACAACTTCCAGCTCTTCGTAAGCTCGCTCATAAGAAAAGGTAGGCTCACGAGAAGTTTGAATATCATTGCCATAAAACTGCTGCGCAGGATTTAGCTTCTCTTCAACTTCTACTGGTTTTTTCTCAAAAGGATTATACCAAGCCATGTTTTTCTCTTTGAATCTGTACCCAACGCATCTGCTTTTTAGCAGTACCTAAACCGGGATCTTTCCCGTAAATTGAGTGAAGTTTTAAATGGTGAGTATGACACAATGTCGCTGTGTGGTCATATAGCTCAGCATGATGTTCTTCTATAAAATCATCCCGAAGTGATTGAATATACTCGGGATCATGTTTGTTCTTTGTTAACCATTGATTTAGTAAGGGCGTTAGACTATAGAAATGGTGAAAGTCTAACTGCTCTGTCTCGCCACAAATCTCGCAAGAGTCTCCCTTTGCATACTTGGACTTTGCCTTATCTCGTACATACTTTACATAGTCGCGTTTTAACTTAGGCATTTTCCATTGGTTCCTGATTTTTCATTCCAAGAATTATATCGAGTTTAAGGTATCTTGTCAACCACTATTTTTGCCTAGGTGTCGCTAGAAGGATACCTGTGCGGTTTGAAATGAATACAATGCGTAGCGCATACCATCTGCCATGTGAGATGCCATGTTATGCTTCGGTTTTTCCTTTATTAGGTTTGGGTTGGGATCCCACTGATAGGCATCTAAGCAAGCCTGGGACTGTTTGCACTCTTGATCGACATAAAGTTTATCATTGTCAATAATCGCAGATACATGACCGATGCCATCAAGTACGGACTTCTTTGCGTTAATAGTACTAATATCGTAGTTCTGTGCAAAGTCAAATCGAGTCTGCTGTGCCGCAGAGTCAATATAGATATAGTCAATATCCCATTTGTCAATCAGCTTCTGTATCTCTACTGCGTGTTGTTCAGTAGTACGTTCATTATTCATGTACTCGTCTACCAAGTAGTATTTGTCTTCTTCCCAATCATAGGCAATTACACACATTGCTGTTGGATCTTTGAAACCTACGTCCAACCCCGCAAAGACGTCCATCTTACTAGTATCAAACTGAGACAAGTCTTTTACTTGTGTCTCGAAGTTAAACTTCCAGATCTGACCTTCATAAGTATTAAAGTCAGCTTCGTACTCCTGCTTAAATTCTGCTTCCGACATAGACTTACGTGCCTCTGTAATGTCGCTTTCGCTCATTCGAGGATTATCACGATAAGTTGCTCGTATACTACACCACTCTGGGAAGTCGTCTGAGAAACCTCTGTAGAAGAACTCGGAGAACCAGTTGTTTCTGCCTCGAGGTGTTGAGATAAAGATTGCCTTAGAATTTGGTTTGTCCAGAGTAGGACGAAGGGCAACGTTGAAGGCATCCTTGCCGTCAGCGAGTGCGGCCTCATCAAAGATGATAAGGTCATATGATCTACCTACACAAGAATCGACCTGATTAACAGAACCCATTCTTACAGTAGACCCGTTAGAGATTTCAATAACTTTATCCTTAGCGTTATCTTTTGTAACCTCTAAATCAAAATGCTTAATTAGATTTCTCTGTAGATCGAAAGAGATCTGAGACAAAGAGTAGTTGGGAGACATTATTAGAATATTGGAGCCAG